ACCGTGGCGCAGCTGATCGCAGACCTCGATCGCGCTGTCCCGAAGGTCGAAATTTCGTCTCCCATCACTCATGGAGACGTTCAGGCCATCAATTTCACCGCCGGCCAGCGATCCATTGTCGACCAGCTCGTGCTGATGGCACGAAAGGAGGGCGTGATATGAGTCAGTTCTCCATGCCTGGGATCCCGACAAATATGGATCCGCAGTTTGCGCTGGACATGGCTGCCGCATTGCGCAGGCAGGCAGCTGAAATCCGGTCTAGCCCTGATGCTGGAACGGAGACAATCAAGTACAGCGTTCGCCGCGGAGGAATCGCCGGATTCTTCGGCGCGACAAGACAGAAGACAGAGACGCGGATGCGTCCTGGCGCTCAACAGCTTCTGGACAACGCCGCGATGTTCGATCAGCAGGCGGCCTATTTCGACAGCCTGAACAAGAGCTTGAGCTCCTTGGGTGACCGGGAAAAGGAACTTGAGGCTGCGGCAAAGGCAGAAGAAGAAGCTGCCCTCGGCGTGCAGAAGCCAGTTGGTGAGGGCGGACAGCAGTACACGCGAAACGACCTCTCGCGTCCTGACAACAATCGTCTCGCAATCCTGCTTGGATACGACGATCGAGACAACAACACGGCCGGCATTTCAATCAACCCAGGTGGCACGCTTGGCGGCCTCCGCATTCCCACCGGATCGTAATCATGCCGACCATCTCTGAACAACTTGCAGCCGCAACCGCACAGCGGCAGGGGATCGCCGCACAGCGCGACCAGTACCGCAGCTCGGTGGTGTCGTTCCTAGAAAACGCTTCTCGAACTTCGCAATACGGAAATCAAGCGACCAGGAACCGGCTGGCTTCGTGGGCAACACAGATCAAGAGCGGCGGAGCAGCTCCGACAATTGCTCAGATTGACGCCGCCAAGGGAAAGAAGGTTGTCGGTCTCAATCCTGAGTGGTCGTACTTTGGAACCAGGGATCCTGTCGCCGTCTACAGCGGGGCGGGCGGAGTCACGCAAGGCATGAACGCGCTAACTGCACTTCGCACGCAGAACAGGAATGACTACCAGACCTACGTTCTCTCTGACGCAGGTCTGTCTGCGCTTGACGCGCAGATTGCCAGCCTCCAAGCGGCATACCAGGCCGAGCTTTCTGCTGCACAGGCCACTCAGCCACAGCCAAGCGATCCGCCCGGCAGCCCGACGCCTGAACAGCTTGACGAGAATTCGTTTGTGCAAACGCAGTCACGCTCAAACGAGCGAGGGCGGCTTCGTGCCGATCGTGCACGAGCAAACTTTGCATCTCCAGGTTTCGGAGTTGGACTCCAGATTCCGCTTGGATCCTGATGAAGAACATCGAGTCGTGCTGGCAGCGTGATGACGCCAAGCGGCAGACCATCCTCGACCGCGCCCGCCAGTGCGCCGCTCTGACCAGGCCGTGGATCTTGCCGGAGATCGGCCAGACGCCAGACTCAAAAATGCCGGAGACGTTCACCAGTCTGCCTGGCCGCGGCGTCGCCAATCTCGAAGGCCGGCTGCTGATGGCGCTTTACCCGCCCGGCACGCCGTTCTTCCGCCTGATGCCGGCAGCCCACATCCGGTACTCCAAGGAAGTCGATCCCGAGAAGCTGAATTCGTTTGCCAACGCGCTCTCGGTGTACGAGCTGCTGATGATGGCAAAGCTCGAGTCCAGCGACATGGGAAGTGCGGCCAACCGCCGGCGCAGTGGATTCCGGTCCAAGAAGCGCGCGGCCCTGACGCAGATCCTCGTGACCGGCGACGTCCTCGAGCAGCTCACCGACGACTACCGCATTCGCGTGTTCCGTCGGGACCAGTACGTCACCAAGCGCGACTCGAGCCAGGAAGTCGAGTACCACATCATCCGTGAGAAGGTGGATCCGCGAACGCTGACGCCGGAAGTCCTGGCGGCTGCCGACATTGACCTACAGGCCGGCACGGACAAGTATGAGCAGGACGAAGTCCAGCTCTACACGCGATGCCGCTGGGAGCCGTTCTCGCGCGTCTGGCTGACCGAGCAGGAAATCAACGGCAACGTCGTTGCGGCCAGCGAAGACCCCGTTCCGTCGTTCTTTGCGACGCCGTACGAGCTGGCGCCTGGCGAGGACTACGGCCGCGGCTTTGTCGAGAGCAACCTCGGCGACGTTCGGACGCTCAATGAGCTCCACGAGCGCCTGATTGACTTCGCTGGTATGTGCTCGAAGTTCGTTCCGGTCATCGACTACAACAGCCAGATCCGCGCGTCGGACCTGGCGAAGCCGAGCGGCGAGGTCATTGAAGGCCGCGTTGTCGGCGGGCAGGTTCAGGACGTGGCATTCCTGTCTGTGAACAAGGGAAGCGACTTCCAGGTCGTCTACCAGACGGCCGTCGACAAGCGCCGCGATCTTGCGGTCGCCATGCTCATGGAAGCGGACTCTGCTCCCAAGGCGGAGCGCGTCACCGCGTATCAGATCCAGCGCATCGCCACTGAGCTCGAGGGCGCGCTTGGCGGCATCTACGCACCGATTGCCGATGCGCAGCAGGTTCCGCTGGTCGAGCGCCTGATGTACCTCATGCAGCGCGAACGGCTTGTCCCGTCGATGCCGCGTGGCACCTTCGACATCGAAGCGCAGACCGGCATCGCCGCGCTCTCTCGCGAGGCAGACAAGGCGAAGCTGCTCCAGCTCCTCGGGACCATGGCCCAGTTCGGCCCCGAGGCCACGAGCCGGATCAACATCGGAGTGCTGTTCGACACGCTTCTTCGACAGAGCGGGATCTACGAGCCCGGCCTGGTCAAGACGGACGAACAGCTTGCAGCAGAAGCACAGGCCGCCCTCCAGCAGCAGATGGAGATGGAGGCCCAGAAGAAGCTCATCAACGTGAGCGGCAATGTGATGCAGAACGAGCTTGCGCCGCAAGCAGGAGGACCGAATGGATCAGGAACACCAGCCGGCTGAAGCGCCGGACAATGGAATGCCGCCTCCGGCTGAAATGCCGGAGGCGGTCAGAATCGAATCGAAGGGCGTCTCGGCCACCGTCACCGCCGAGGACATCGCCACCATCAAGCCAAAGCGATGGGCAGGCAAGTTTGAGAGCCCAGAGGCTCTTGAGCAGGCGTACACCGAAGCTCAGAAGCTCATCGGCCAGCGCCGCATCGACAGCGCCGAGTCGCTCGCCGAGAAGGCCGGAGTCAAGCTCGAGGAGCTGACCACGGCGTACATCGCCGACGGCAAGCTTCCGCAGGCGGCAATTGACGCCCTTGAGAAGGTCGGCCTTGGCCGATCGTTTGCCGAACGGATCGTCCAGGGCGAGGCCGCCAGGGTCAAGAACGCGCAGGCAGAAGTCGAGCGCGTCGTGTCCAAGGTCACCGACATTGCAGGCGGTGCAGTGCAGCGCGACACCGTCCTGAACTGGGCGGCAGCCAGCCTCCCGAAGGCTGATATTGAGGCCATGAACAAGCGGCTCAACGATCCAGGGCAGGCCGTGTCTGCGATCCGCGAGCTCATGTTCATGCACCAGCAGGCCGTCGGCTCTGGCAAGGCACGCCCGCTTGTCTCCGGAATGGCGCCGGTGGCTGACGCGGCCGGCTTCTCCACCAGCGACCAGGTCGTGGCGGCGTTCGCTGCGGCCCGCCGCCAGGGCTACCTGGACGAATCGACCAAGCGCCGGCTGGCTAACACGCCGCAGCACATCTTGCAGGGGATCAATCGATGAGCCGAATCTTCAAGGAATCACAGGCGCAGGACGCAGCTCTCGAGCGGCTGAACAGCTCCTACCGCACCAGCACCCAGATCAAGGATGGCCGGCCGGTACATTCGGTCATGCTGGTCGATAATGTCACCGGAATGCCGTGGCACGAGTCGATTGGCGCCACCCATGCTGATGCGCTTGCCAATGCCATCGCAACGGCACAGCCTGGAGCCAAGCCCAAGACGGCCGCTGAAATGGCTGCCGACGCAATTGCGCTTGCAGACGAGAACGCCAAGCTGCGTGCACTCGTTGAAACGCTCAAGGCGCGGGAGTCGGAGCCCGCTCCGGTGCAGGAAGAGTCAGTGGCTACCCCGGCCATGTCTCGCCGCCGCGCCGGCACCTGATCCTCCTGCGTCCACCGTCCGGGTTCGCCCGGCGGTGGATATTGACCACCTATCCCAAGCCCGTTCCACGGAAACGTGAAACTGGCATTTCGATCGTTCGGCCCGCTACGCATCGGACACCCCTTCATTGGGCCCGGTCAGCCCGCGGATACCCGCAGATCACACCGTATTTTTCAATCGCATTTCTTTCGGAGTGACACACAATGTCTGACACTTTCTATGAACGCGTGCTGACGCCGTGGACTGGTTCCGCGGACGGCACCGCTGACGGCATGGCGCTGAAGATTTTCTCGGGCCAGGTGCTCGAAGCCTTCCAGCAGTCCACCCACTTCTACGACCGCACGGGCCAGTTCATCTCGGTGAAGCAGATCGAAGGCGCAAACAGCGCTCAGTGGCCGATCCTCGGCGACGACCCGGCTCCGTTCTACCACTCTCCCGGCACGATGATCAACGAGTTCGACACCACGAACGTGCGCAAGATCAAGACCGCGGAAGCCACCGTCGTGGTGGACGAGATCCTGGTCAACGCGCTCGACGTTCCGTTCCGTGATCTCGAGATCGCGCACTTCTCGGTGCTCGGCCCGTTTGCCAACAAGCTCGGCCGCGGCATCGCCAAGGTTCTGGACAAGAAGATCGCCGTTCTCGGCGTGAAGGCCGCTCGCTCGGCAGCTGTTTCCCAGATCCACGGCGGTGGCTACACCGTGTACCGTGATGACGGTGGCTCGGCGACGAGCGGTAACGCCGACATCGCCGGCGCTTACCCGCTCTCTCCCCAGGGCGCTTACAACTTCCGTTCGGACCTCGCTTCCCTCGCCCAGTCGATGGATGAGAAGGCCGTGCCGGAGGGCAGCCGCTTCCTGTTCATCAACCCGCACATCAAGTCGGTGCTCCGCTTTGAGGCGGCGTGGACTGGTGCCGCGGTTTCGTCCGTCCCGACGATGCCGTCCTCGTACGATCGCAACCTCTCGAACGAGCCGAACGACGTGAACAGCCGCGTCATCGGAATGCTCGAGGGCTTCAAGATCATCGTCACCAACCACCTCCCGTCGGCTGACCTGAGCGTCAACAACCTGACCGGCGAGAACGCTGCTGTTGCGTACTCGTCCGCAGCAACTGGCACGACCGGCAAGTACCAGGGCAACTTCAGCGGCGCCTACAACGGCACCGCTGCAACCGCCAAGGGCCAGGCCCGTCCCGTTGCTCTCGCTCTCTGCGGTGCAGACACCGGCTCGCCGGCAATCGGCATGGTGCAGGCAAGCGGCCTCCGTTCGTACATGGAAGCCGACGAGCGCACCAACACGCAGTTCCTCAAGGCCCAGATGATGGCCGGCATGGGCATCATTTGCCCGTGGTCTGCCGGCACCATCGAGGTCTACGCCTCCGCCTGATTCTCACTAGCCCCCGGATCGGCGGGGGTGGGCCTTCGGGCTCACCCCCGCTTTCGCCGGCTGCGTGGAGGTAGTTACATGACAATGGAAGACGGCCGCATCGTCTCGCTCTCGTTTCGCGATTGGATTGGCCTGATCGGGTTGGTCGCATCCATCCTGATCGTCGTGTTCACGCTGTTCACGGGCCTGATCCGGATGATGGAGCGAATTGACACGACTCTCGGACACCACGCATCAAGACTTGATCGCATCGAGTCACGCCTAGATAAGGACAGCAAGTAATGCTCATTCAGTCGAACATCGTCACGAAGGCGCAAGGTTCTGGCGGCAATGCCATGACCGGCAACGTGGTGGGCGCATTCCTCTCCACGCCGCAGCCGAACTACGGCAAGCTCGAGATGGCGTCGGTTATTACCACCAACTCGTACGATGCTGCGTCCCCGACGTACACAGCGCCAAGCTCGACTGGGCAGACGCTTCTTGTCTACAGCCCGTCCACGGAAGAGCCAAATCTGCTGAAGCTCACCCCGTATTCGGCGATCAAAGACGCCGTATCTCCGATGGTTCGCGTGGTGGGCTGGCACTCGTACCCGTCGTCGGTCACCAACCTGGTCGCCTTCTCGCAGACTTTCGCAACGTCTGGAGCTACCGGCACCAACACCAACTGGGTCGACACCAACATCACCCGTGGTGGCACGCTGGTTACGGATCCGCTTGGCGGAACGACGGCGCTCCAGATCACGGCTGGTGCAGGCGGCAACGGCACCATCACCAATGCCGTCGCATCGCCGGCGCTTGCAAGTGCAAACCGGGCATTCAGCATTTATCTGCGCCGCGTGACTGGATCTGGAAACATTCAGTACACCATGGACGGCTCGACCTGGACAACCCAGGCAATCACCGGCAGCTGGGTCCGCTACACGTT